TTCCGTGTGGGCTTCCGCCACTAGAACTTCCTGAAGAAGGATTCAAAAAATCCAATCCAGATGCATCGTAATACGCCATTATCTACTCGTTGTAGTAGTCATAGCCGGTGTTGAAACCGAATTGATCTAGATATTTAAGGAATCTTCCCCTGTGAGGGTATCCTGGAGGTGGCGTGTTAGGCCACACTCTTTCTATTTCCTCACTTGGCTTGTCCACTCCGTAATGCTTCATTACTGGCTCATTAATCCAGTCCCATCCCCTAAGGTTCTCTTCTTCCGGTTCCGGAGTCCACCAGTCCGTGTCTCCTGAAAGAAACGGTGGTAGAGCTTCTGCTGGAGCATTAATCATAGGATATTCATCCTGCGCCATTATCCTATCAAGTGCCGCTATGTTCTCTGCGCGTGACGCAGAATCTGCTACGTCTTCTATTCTAGGAGGACTACGCCATGCCCCAGTTTCAGTATCAAAATTCTCCTGGAAATAAGTATCATCCATCAAAGACTCTTGAAACGCCCTTTCCTCATCGGACATGCCTTCAGTTGGAGCCATATCCATTCCTACAGGAAAAGGATATCTTCCAGTAGGCATATCATCCTCTATAGTCACTGCTTCAGGAGATGCTGATACATACGCGTTTCTCCTATATCCTGCATCCAAGTCCCTTAGAATTTTATCTTGATAATTCGCTATGGTGTTTCTAATCGCGGGCGTATCACCTTCCTTCTCTTGCAACACTTCATTTAATTTTTTTGATCCTATATTGGTGCCGATAATTCCTTCGTTTCTTGCGTTGATTCCTCTCGCCAGCTGGCCTCCGCCGATATATTTATCTTTGGCGTACTTGTTCAGTTCCGTCCAGTAAAGGTTGTCCTTTTTCACCTCTCTCTTGAAGTCATCTTCGTATTCATCCTTGATTACGTGATCAAGCAACCAGCCATAGGCGTTTGTTCCCTTCTTTACATTGAGGGGCGCGTTGAATTTTCCTCCGACCCTGGCCTTTTCCGCTTCCGAGAAAGAACCCAGTCCTTGAGCGAATAAATCAGCTCCGTGCATCAAAGCCGTCTTGAACGGGGAAGTTGTGTCTCTCACCATCGTGCCGACGTCTCTACCAAGTTTTTGGTCCCATCTTGGGGGTCGGTTTAATGTTCTATTTTCACGAGCTTGATGAATACGTTGGACGTTTCTTCCGCTTCCTAGGCCTTCTCTTAAATTCCTATTATAAGCTTTGATGCCCCTCTCTCGAGGGGTATCAACAGCATAACTTCTGGAACTTTTCCCGAATCTATTTTGATCAGGCATTATGCCCCTGGTAGAATTATCATTTTAAGAACCACGAGAACAACGATGACGATGATGCCGGCTTTAATCCAGTCCTTCATCCCCCATTCGTTCCACTCTTTCAGGTGGTTCCAAATATCTTTCAATAACTTCATATTTCCCTCCTAGTGAATTGTTGGTTTGTATTGTCGCAGCATGTCTTCCATCATGTCAAAACTTTCCACGATGGTCGCGAATATATGCGCCGTGTCCCTCGGACCGACGGCTTCAACATAAAGATTACGTGTAACGGCCATGAGCGCGCTCGCAACCAATAACTTGTCCTCATCGGTTTTCATTTGTGCTCTGGCCACTTTTTCAAGAGCTGTCATGGTGTCATTTATTTTGACTATTTTTTCGTCCATTCATTTTCTCCTTCATTACTGCAATTCTCTCGGCACTTCGGATCTTTTTATTTTCCCGTAGATCCTCCATGTTCTGTCTTATCTCGTCGATAGTCTGTTTTGTATCCTCTTTTATAGCACCAAAACTTTCCTTGGCAAGTGTTTCTTCCATCTTGCCTTTCATCTTGTCTCGTTCAAGGTCCATCTTCTCAGCCTCTATGCCGATATCGGCCATCAGCTTGTTGTCCTCCACTTCGCCTTTCATTGTAACTTCCGCCGCCTTAAGATCAATTTCTTGCTGTTTCAATCTCACTAATGGATCCTGTTCCATGTTGCCGGCTTTCTCCTGCTCTTGTCTGGCCATTTCAGCGACCATTGTAGCTTCCAGTTCCGCAACCTTTGATTCAATCTGGTTTTTAAGCTGTTGCTGTGCCTGTTGCGCCTGTTGCGCCATTTGAGGATTTTGCTGCGCTTGCTGCATCATTTGATCCACTTGTTGTATTTGTTGCTTCATTTCCTCTTGTACCTGCAACGCCGCCGTTAAGGCGATGTGCTCCATTATATGTGATTCCAGCATCGCGTAAAGCTGCGGGTTGATCTGCACCATGCGCGTGAACATGAACTCACCGTGCGTGTCCATGTGCGCCTTGTGATTCTGGTCAGGAAACGCCTTTGGATTCTGCCCCTTCATCGCCATTGCATTTTCCATCGCCGGACTCATTGGCTGTGGTTGCTCCGGATCAGGTTTCAGTATAGCGTCAATGTTATCCACATCCAACGCCTGGTAAACTCTTCTGTACGCCTCGCGTATGTTATGCAACGCTGGATTGGCGATCGCCAATTGCAGTTGCTGTTGCGCCAGCATGACTCGCTGTGACATGGAAAATATGTTTGGATTGGAAACTGGAAGTATGTCAATGCGGTCATCAAAATCTTGTTGCTTGATCATTCTGTTTCCACCCTTCACCATGTAAGGATATTCTGGTGGAAGAAACATTTTAATGCAACGCGCAAGCAGATTAAATTCAATTCCCTGTGCGTAGTGCAATCGCTTGTGAATCGCGCTCATCACCTTGGTTCCACGTTCCAGTAATGCAAGTGTAGTTCCAACTGGATTCTGTTCATTACCTTCACCCATCTTCATGTCCGCTATGGCCGCGAATGATTTCCCCGCGTCAACGCAGAAACCCAAAAGGGCGAAAAGAACCTGTGACGGCTCCTTGTATGGTAATGGTAACAGTGATTCTTTTATGGAAGTTCCCGTCACATCCACATCCCTGAATTCACCCGGCTGCAAAGGCTCGTCATGATCGCGTATGCGCATGCCACGCGCCTTGAAACCTGCCGGAAGGTTCGCGAGTGTGCCAGCATCAATTAACTGCCGCAAAACACTTGTTGCTGTTCGCGATAGCCCTCCAAGCATGTGTATCAGACCAAAGCCGTAAAACCCCAGTCCTGGGAGGAACTTGTAGTGCGTGAAATAGTCAATCCTGTTTTTTACTGGATCCTGTTCTATCCAGTTTCTCTTGATGGAAAGAACCTTGGTTGAAAACTGGTCAATCGTGATGATGTAAGGAAGCTTAATTCCGTCCTGGTCCTCGAACCCTGGAACGTCAGCCGCGACATGAATTTCCAAAAGTGAATGTTCGTCATCATCCTGCGGAGTCGTGTCACTTGTTCCTTGGAGCTCGTCTATCTTATCAGGAACATCGCTTGTCGTTGCGACGGATCCGGACGTGATTGGTATGTCACGGTAGAATCCGCTTACCTGCTGTTTTCTCAGTTCATTGGCGTCCGTTTTCGTGACATGCGTTATCCTGACCGCGTCTTCCAGCGAAGACGCCATGTAGTTGACAACGCAGTCTTCGGATGAAATGAATTTTGAAACCGGTCTTTGTAAAAGTGAATCGTAATAAGTTTTCTTGAACGCCGAACCTGACAGAGGAAGATAAAATAACAGTTGATCCATGTCAGGATCATATTCCTTCATCACGTGCGTCAATTGGTAGTTCATATAGTCCTTGACACGCTTTGCCTGCTCCTCGACTTGAGGAGTGATCTCACCGACGATCTCCGTGTTGACGGGTCCCGCAGGAGGAAGTAACTCCTTGTACGCCTGCGCCTGGAACTGCGTCACTGATTCCGCGAGCAGTGGATGAACGACTCCTGCCGCGCCCTCGAAAGGCTGCGTGCGGTCCTCGTACTTGAATCCAAGCATGTCCAAACCTTTCACATACGTGTCCTCCCAATCCTTTCTTGATTGTTTATCTGATTCATATGCCGCGACCAGCTTGTTGGACAGTTTCTGAAGATCATTCTCTTCAATGAAATCCGCCAGGTTCGCGTTGAATGGAATCTGTGACTGGTCTACTGGAGCGTTCGGGTCAAAGCTGACATCAGCTCCTCCGTCTGGAAGACCTTGAATGTCAACATCCGGTTCAAAGTTAACATCCTTTTCCGGAACTTGAACGTCCGTCGCCCTTTCATTCGCGCCGACGTCAACACCGGCACTCGCCAGTGCGTCAATCGCTTTTTCTATGCTGCTGTTAGGTATGGGTCTCGTCTTTGGTGCCATTGTACTATCCTATCACAGAACCGGAACAACATCAACAAAAGAAGGACGATATATAAAACCACCTTCGCTCTTGTACATGTCCACTGATGCCTTCACTGGTTCTTTCTTTAAGTTAATTATTGGAATCTTCGCCCATGTATTTCCATTCCCATCTTTAATGTTTGTAGAGGAAAATTCAAGGTCTAAATTCTTCGCCACGTTTTTCATCCCTGATACGGCGATATTATCATAGAATCCGCGGTTCCCTTTCGCGACAGCAGGATCAGCACTAACGACATGATTCTTCGCCTTTGCGCTAATAAGCGCCACACTATCAAATCCTTCCTGCGTTGCAAGGTTTATTAATGTCTTGATTGCGATCTTCGCCTGATTCTCCGATTTCTTCCAGGGACCTTCCGGAAAGACTTCATCCGACCTTCCAGCCGCCTCTGATATTAAATCTTCCATTTCCCTTATTTGATTGCGCAAGGCCTCACGCTTCACTTTCAATCTCTCCATGACAGTAATAGCGGATGGGTCCGTGTGCCCCGTGATCTTGTCAATCTGATCAGACACCTTCACCAAATCACCCTTCAGTTTTTTAACCTGGCTTAATGAATAAGTTTTATTTATGAATTCAGGCGTATCGTGCCTCTGGGAGTACTTGAACGTATCCGGCTTCTGCTTCACCTTCTGGTGCATGTCGGACTGA